CGTGCGCCGGACAAGGGCAAAGTGGAAGATCTAAAAAAAGCCGTGTGGTATCTCAATTACGCCATCGGCACTTACGGGGAAAAGAAATGACATTAGAAGGTATAACCCAAGGGGTAAGTATGGTACCCGTCAAGGTAAACATCTACGGTCCCAATGGCATCGGCAAGAGTACCTGGGCAGCCCAAGCTCCCAAGCCAGTGTTCGTTACCACCGAAGAAGGTTTGAAGTACATCGACGTACCCCACTTTGAATTGTCCCCGACGTATCAGGACGTGATGGATAAAGTCACACTGCTCGGCAAGGAGAAGCATCCTTACAAGACAGTGGTGCTGGACTCTACCGATTTCCTGGAAAGTCTCATCCACGATGCCGTCTGTGAAGACAAGAACGTGGAAGGCATTGAAGCCTTGGGATTCGGCAAAGGCTTTACGGAATCGGAAGAGAGATGCCGTAAGCTGTTGCGTCTGTTGGATCGACTGCAACAGGTTAAAAAGATGAACATTATCTTAGTGTCACACGCGGCCATCAGAATTTATGCAGATCCCGAGCGCGAACCTTACGACCGCTGGGAATTGACCACACACAAAAAGATTTCTAATCTCATTCGCAACTGGGTGGATTTTAATTTCTTTGCCAACTACGAAGTCTCTACGACTTCAGCGGGCAAAGGCTTTAATGAGAAAGCCAGGGCGGTGAGTTACGGAAAAAGAGCGCTGTTTACACAGTTCAGTGCTGCCTATGACGCGAAGTCACGGGTAGCCTTACCGACAAAACTGCCGCTCGAATGGGATGCGTTTTTTAACGCGTATAAAGAAGCACTTAATATAAAGGAGACTAAAGATGAGTGATGATTTTAATGTAGAACTGGAAGGAGTCGAAGTTCAGGGTGGTGAGTTTGAAGCCTTCCCCGAGGGCATTTACGAAGCCCAAGCTGATACCTGGGAACAACGCGACTCCGCACAAGGCAATAAGATGCTGAAGGTGGCTTTCAAAATTTTGGGACCCGAGTACCAAAACCGTTTGATCTTTGAGTATTTTGTACTCAATAACCAAGTGGCTTTGTCGAGACTCAAGCAGTGGCGTATCGCCACGGGTGCGGACGGCAACGATCCGTTGAACGGCGAAAGTATTGCCGATCAAATGCAAGTGCCGTTCACGGCCACGGTGAAGATCAAGAAGAGTGACACGAAGAATGCGGATGGTGTACTTTTCCCCGATTCCAACACCATTTCCAATTTTCGACCACTGCAACAGGATTCAGCTCCTAAAGAGGCAGCGGCAGACACCGCAGCTGACGAAGGAGAGGACGATTCGGATATGCCTTTTTAGGTAACAGTCTCCGGTCGGGGAGTTCGGGGCATCTTCCTAATAAACAAAATGCCTCACTTTATTAACAGGAGAATTATGAAATCGAACGACAACACCAAACGCTTGGCCACGCTCGCCATCAACCGCGTTACCCAATCCCTGGAAAAGACTTACCAAGGACAGGAAATGCCACCTGAAGTACGCCAGGCTTACGAACATGCCGCCAATACTTCGTTGCATTTAGAGCTGGAATTAGATAAAAAGGGGAACGACCATGGGACAAATTAAACTGATGCTATACGATGTGGACGTGACTTACGATCCCGACATCGAAGCCAAATACGGCAAGGAAAAAGCCATTGAGGAATGCTCGAAGGCTTTAATCAAACAGAACACGCGCGTGGATAAGGACCTGATCCGCCAGTGGCGTAACAATCAAGACTGGACCAATGCCGCGCCTGTTTAGACAACCCAGTGCGCGTTCTCCCCGCCGCCACGTCAAGAAGACCAGCATCGGGCGTAATCCTGGCACTTCCACCATGAATAAAAGTAAGCGCATAAGTCTCAAGAAATACCGAGGACAAGGCCGATGAATAAAGAATTAATAGAAAAAGTTTTCTTTGAAGGCGACTACCTGGCCCACCAAACGGCAAGTGGTCAAGAGGAAAGTGGTGTTCGTTTACGTCACGGAATAGAAGATAGCCTGACCAAAGAAGAAGTTAAGCAACTATTTGATTTAGTTATCAAAGGAGTTGTAACCCAAGAGAAGTTTTATGACACCAAGAAGAAAAGACGCACTTAAACTATTGGCGATAGGAGTGCAGGATTTTTTTAATAACACTTAATTAATAATGGGCCTGCACTCCACTCAAGTTATAGAATAAATGGAAGTACCAATATTTACTAAAAAATGGGAAGTTGCTTTATATCTTCTTTTTGCATTAGGAATTTTAATATTAGGTCTAATGTATCTGCCCTTTTACTTATCATCTAAATTATGGAACTACCTAAAATCCTTAAATGAAGATTGAAAAGAATATACCGATTACTTCATTTCCTCGTGGAAAATATGCTTACGCTGCCAGTCTAATGGAAGCAGGAGACTCTGTTCGTTGTCGAACCAAGAAAGAAACACTTTCGTTGAGGGGAGCCATTTATCAGTGCGAAGGCTATAAACCAGTTGTAAGAAAGCACATAGATGGCACATGGAGAGTATGGAAGGTAAAAAAAGAGGACAAGGGCGATGAGTAGGTTTATTACACGACTGCACGAATCGGGAATTAGGTTTGTTTGGACTTATGTTCCTTGTTATAGGTGTGGACAATTTTTTGAAGAAAATTATCAGAAACTACACAATCCCATTATTTATGGGAGATCTATTTGTCCAATTTGTGATAAGAAAACAGCACAGGACAAGGGCGATGAATAAACCAGACCGACATGAAACTACGACCGTATCAGCAGAGCGCACTTAAAGCGCTAACCCAC